TGGTTCACAATTCTTTATTGCTTGGATCAGGTACAATAGTAACACCATACGCAGACGCGTAATAAGTAATTAGTGTGGGTCTTCGGACCCACACTTAAATTTAAGGAGATAAAATATGGTAAGTGACCAAAAAACTTTACACATGGATACTATTGGTTCTAATACTTTATCAAGAGCCGGCAGAGCTAGAATTACTTCTATTCAAGGAAAAGGAATAGCAAGTTCTGTTCTTAAGTTGCACGATTGTGCAACTACAGGCGAGGCAGATTCTGGTAATTTAGTGGCTACATATAAGTATAACACTGAAGGTTTAGAAGTATACATTCCGGGTTCAGGAATTCTTTTTGAAGATGGAATAGTATTTCATTTAACTGGATCAAGTGGAAGCGTTACTGTAACTATTACAGGAGCATAAAGTGGCTAATACTACTTCCGGAACAGTTAAGTTCGACAAGCATTTTGCTATTGATGAGATAGTAGAAGAATCTTTCGAACGTATTGGACTACAGAACGTAGCTGGTTATCAATTAAAATCAGCCAGAAGATCTCTTAATATTTTATTTCAAGAATGGGGCAATAGAGGTATTCACTACTGGGAAATAGCTGACACAAATCTTGATTTAATTGAGGGGCAATCTGATTACGATTTTTTCAGAACAACAGGAGATGGAACAAGCGCAACTACAACCGCACCAGCAGATGTATACGGAATGTCTGATGTTTTAGAAGCACAGCTAAGATCTAATAGAACACAAACAACTCAATCGGATTCACCGATGACAAAAGTAGATAGATCTACTTATGCAGCATTTTCAAATAAACTATCAAAAGGAACACCTAATCAATATTGGGTAGAAAGATTTATAGACAAAGTAAGAATACACGTTTATCCAACACCAGATTCTACAAACGCATCTAAAGACATGCACTTTTATTATATTAAAAGAATACAAGATGTGGGTGATTATACAAATGCAACTGATGTTCCATTTAGATTTGTACCTTGTATGGTATCGGGACTTGCATACTATCTTGCACAAAAATATAAACCAGAATTAATTCAAGCTATGAAACTAGTTTATGAAGATGAATTAGCTAGAGCTTTAGCAGAGGATGGGTCAGCTTCAAGTACATACATTACACCTAAAGCTTATTACCCAGGAACATAATGGCTAAATTTGCAACAGGTAAATATGCAAAAGCAATATCAGATAGATCTGGTTTAGAATTTCCATATAAAGAAATGGTAAGAGAATGGAATGGTTCTTTTGTTCATGTATCTGAATTTGAACCAAAACAACCACAATTAGAACCAAAACCAATGAATGGTGATTCTATATCTTTAAGAAATATTAGACCTGACAGAATAGAAAATGCAGTTCCTTATTTATTACCTTCAGATGCTTTTGAAACTTACGAAGCAGGTTCAGGAATTATAAACGTAACTGCACCAGGTCATGGTCTAACAAATGGCGACACAAAAAGATTTAGAGGATCACCCTTAGCAGTAACAGCTGCTGGAGGTAGTTTTCAATTTGCAGATCCAGAAAGTTTTGATGGTATTTCAGGATCTAATATTGCAAAAACTGCCGGTTATACTATTACAACAGGATTATATGTAAGCGGAGCTAGAGTTTCTACAGAGTATGCTGTAGCAAATTTCTTCTTCTTTACAGTAGACACAGATACTGCTACAAAAGGTGGAGTATCAGGAGGAGGATTAGGATGTTCAGTTGGGCCCGTTACATTGAGTGCATAATGGTTTTTACTTATAGAGTATTAAAGAAACAGCATTGTTGGAATCACAAAAGCTATACAGTTAGTTGTGATTATTGCAAAAGGATAGCAGCATAATGGCAGGAATTAGTTACAGCACTTTAGTTACACAAATTAGAAACTATACAGAAGTTGATTCTAATGTTTTAACTGCTGATCAATTAGAGAATATTATTTTAAATGCTCAATATAGAATAATGAGAGATGTTCCTATTGATGCTGATAGAAAACAACAAACAGGTAATTTAGTTACTGGACAAGAAACAATAAATGCTCCAGGAGGAGCTTTATTTATTAGAGGTATACAAGTATACGATTCTACAAGTGCTACAACAGGAGCAAATAGTTGGTTGGAAAAGAAAGATGTTACTTATCTACAAGAATATTCTCCATCAACAGAATCTTCCAAAAGAGCTAAACCAAAATATTACGCTATGTTTGGTAATGCTACGGGAGACGGTGACACTAATTCTGGACGTATATTCTTATCTCCTACGCCAGATAGCACCTATAAATTTAGAGTTCACTATAACAAAGCACCAGCTACTTTAGAGTCTGGCAATGCTACAAACTACATTAGTTTAAACTTCCCAAATGGCCTATTATATTGCTGTTTGGCAGAAACTTACGGCTTCCTAAAAGGCCCAGCAGATATGTTGACATTATACGAGCAAAAGTATAAACAAGAGATACAGAAGTTTGCTAATGAGCAAGTTGGAAGACGAAGAAGAGATGACTATACAGACGGTACAGTCAGAATTCCAGTTAACTCAGTAAACCCTTAGGAGATAAATTATGGCAATTACATCAGCAATTTGTACAAGTTTTAAAGTAGAAGTATTAAAAGGTGTTCACAATTTTACAGCAACAACTGGTAACACTTTTAAAATTGCTTTGTATGATAGTGATGCAACATTAGGTGCATCAACTACAGCGTTCTCAACTTCAGAAGAAATTACAAACACATCTGGAACTGCCTATACGTCAGGTGGTGCAACATTAACAAGTGTAACTCCAGTGGCATCAAGCACAACTGCGGTTTGTGATTTTGCAGATGTAAGTTATTCATCAGCTTCTTTTACAGCTAACGGTGCATTAATTTACAATTCATCTGCATCTAACGTAGCTGTTTGTGCAATAGCCTTTGGTTCTGACAAAACAGCAACTAACGGAACTTTCACAATTCAATTCCCTACAGCTGACGCAACAAACGCGATCATAAGATTAGCATAGGAGGACCACCATGTCGGTTCAATCAGGATGGAGTAGATTCACCTGGGGTCAAGCGTATTGGAACCGTGATGCATTACTAGCAACCGGCTGGGGTGCAAAAGCTTGGAATGATGGCGAGTACGGTAATCTTGCAGACGAAACAATTTCATTAACAGGTGTATCCGCTACTTCTAATATTGGAGCAGTAGGAATTTTAGCAAATGCATTAGTAGAACCATCAGGCATTTCTTCTACAGCATCAACAGGTTCTATTTCACCCGTTATACCAAAAACAGTAGAAGTTGGTGGCGTATCTTTTCAGTCATCGGTAAATTCAATTACAAACGTTATTCAAGTTATTGTTACACCATCAGGTGTTTCATCAACATCAGCGATAGGCGTAATCGATCCTGCAGATCAATTTATGGGTCTAACAGGACAAGCTATAACTTCAACACAAGGAACAGCTGTTGCACCAAACGAAGATGTATCTCCAACAGGTTTAGCTATAACTTCAACACAAGGAACAGCGGTTGCAACTACAAGTAACGAAGCAGACGCTGGTGGTCAACAAATTAATAGTGGACTAGGTTCTGTTGTCGTTCCAAATGATGCAGCTATTTTAACTGGATTGGGAATGGAGTCTAGTTTAGGAACACTAGTAGGTTTAGGTTCTGCTGTTGCAACACCAACAGGAATAGTCATAACAGGATCTACAGGTAATTTAACACCTGCAGATGTTATGGGATTAACAGGATTATCTACTACAAGTTCTGTAGGCACAGTAGACCCTAATGATCAAGTCATGGGATTAACAGGAGTTTCTGCTACAGCAAGCGTAGGAGCACCATTTATTATTGCATACGAGAATATTGACACCGGTAATAATACGTCTTATAGTGATGTTTCAACGGGTTCGAATACATCGTATTCAGATGTTGCAACAGGCTCAAATACAAGCTATAACGACGTAACAGGAGAAGCAGCTTAATATGGCATCGACATATACACCCCTAGGTATTGAACTTCAGGCAACTGGTGAAAATGCAGGAACATGGGGAACAAAAACAAATACGAACTTAAGTATCGTTGAACAGATTTCAGGTGGTTATACCACACAAGCTGTATCAGATTCAGGAGACACAACTCTATCTGTAACAGATGGTGGAACAGGTGCAACTCTTGCACATAGAATTATTGAATTTACAGGATCATTAACAGCAGGAAGAAACGTAACTATTCCTCTTGATGTACAAAACTTTTACATTCTTAAAAACGCAACTTCAGGATCTCAAACTGTAACATTTAAATATGCTACAGGTTCCGGTGACTCTGTTGCAGTAGCAAATGGTAAAACATCTTTAGTCTATGCAAAAGCTGATGATGGAACAAATCCAAACTTAGCTTCTGTTGCATTAGCAAGTGATCTTGTTGATGATACATCACCACAATTAGGTGGTAACTTAGATACTAATTCTTTCATGATCGACTTTGATACCTCTCACGGTATTAGAGATGAAAACGGAAACGAACAATTATTTTTTAGCACAACATCTTCAGCTGTAAACTATGTAAATGTTACTAACGCTGCTACAGGCGGTGATCCAAAAGTAGCTGCATTAGGAGATGACTCAAATGTTGATTTAGCTTTATCACCAAAAGGAACAGGTGAAATCGTAGTTGGTACAGGATCAGCAAACTCTACTATAACATCAAGCGGTGCATACGATTTAGTTTTAGATACAAATTCAGGAACAAACTCTGGAAATATTACAATTACAGATGGGGCAAACGGAAATATTACAGCAACACCAAACGGAACTGGTGAAGTAGTTGTAGGGGGTAATACAAACCCTGGAACACTAGTTTTAAATTGTGAGTCCAACTCCCACGGAATTAAACTTCAAAGTCCGGCCCACTCAAGTTCACAATCTTACACATTAAAATTCCCTACAGGTAACGTTACAGCAGATAGATTTTTAAAAGTTGCATCCGTTACTGGTTCAGGAACAACG